AGGATGATCCGCACACATTTCGACGGCATCGTGGCATGGACCCAGACCCGGCAAACCAACGGCTTCATCGAAGCCCTGAACGGCCTGTTCCAGGCCGCCAAACGCAAGGCCCGAGGCTACACGCGGTTCGACACAATGCGGACCGTGCTGTTCCCGATGGGGGGAAAACTCGACTTCACACAGATCAACCCGCATGCCACGTAACCCACTCAAAATTCGAATGAGCCAAATCACCAGAGCGGCCTGACCGGCTATGGCTGATCAACGCTTTCGCGGTCGTGCTGCTGACATTGCTCGACGCCGCAGGTGAGGCGCTGGGCTATGACCCGATGCTCAAGACCAACACCGCCAAGCGACGAGTCAATGCGTTATTTCGGCTGGGCTAAATGCTGTACGATCTGATCCCCATGATGCCGCAAACCAGGCTGCATCCGCTGATGCAGCACTCCTCTCAAATGCTGCAGGAGAAGCCGCTCTTCGCCAATGTTTTCGGGTCGGTCCGATAAATGGAGGGGAGTCATGAGACCGCAAACCGTAGGTATTAATCACTTTCCCGCCTTCCAGCGTAAGGTAAGCCAATCGAAGTCACGCCCAACAATTGTTCCGAGCGCGACGATCCAAGCAAGCCTCTCGTCGACCGGCAGGCTAAAGGCGACGTCAAATGGCACCCCGTTCCGTACAAGGAACAGGCAGTCGACTAGGTCGGGGTGCCTGCTTAGTTTCCCGCGGTGGCCAAAACCTCAGACTGGGTGCTCTCAGTCGCTCCATTGAGGGTTTCTGCCACCGCAGAAATCCCGTGATCTCCCAATCGAGCAACCATTTGCTCGATCTGCTGCTCATTTGTCGGTTGAGGAACCGGCACACCATCTATCTCGGCCACCGAGCACGCCAGCATCGCCATCCCGAGCCAGGGCTGGTTCTGGGCGAGACTTGGACCGGCCGCTTTGAATAAGCGGAGTTTATCGAGAGATGCCATACGGCGTATAGTTAGTTTTCTTCCAAGTCTATCGCTCACACTAACGGACGTGGACGCGGCGGAGATGATCGTGGCTGACGGGCTCATCAGACCCGCATCCGGCGAGTTGCGAAAAAATCCAACTTTTGCTTGACACCACTGTCGCCCCTCCACTGGCCGGCACTGGCTAGCTTGAACGTCACGCCATCATATAGATAAGTTGACGTTGAACCATTTGTTTCTGATACATACTGATACATCGAACCCGCAGGGACCGTGCTGCCATTGTAAAACTGTTGTTCCGCGGCAGCGATGAAGTCATCTACGACGGAGTCGCCTCGTTCAATCTCAAACGTGCCTTCCCAACCTTTCGGTAGCTCCGCCCCCATTTGAGTGCCGTCAAGCCGATCCACTCTTACCGAGGATGTCAACTGCCGCGCTTCAAAACCCGTCACATATGTGAGATCCACGCGGCCGGCCGGCCCCAGAACGACCAACTGAGTGTCTACGCCTACCGAAAAACTGGTAAGTGCCATGTTGAGGTCTCCTTATGCCGATTGACCACTGGGAAGCGTCTGGACTGATACAACGACAGACTGGCCGCCTTCTATGTTCACAATGAATTTCTCATTGATAGATTGATACTGCACCTGAGCATCGGATTGCACATAGCCTAGCCCAGTCTGACTGGCGGGATTGTTCGAAATATCACAGATAACACTGAAGGGCGGGTTACCACTGGAACTACCGAGAATACCCTGGTTGAACATGTTCTGCAGAAAAGACAGCTGAGTTGCACGAATCTGCTGAAACAGAGAGGTATTGACTAGCTGTCCCACGAACTGACCCATTCCAGCAGAGAGAGTCTCTGCGATATAATTTGTGAGACGTGTGTAATTGTCGCCGTTGGTTGCGAGGTTCGAAGACGAATTGTGACCGGCGCGTACCCCCCAATATGTACCCCCGGGCTGGGGGTTACTGATAACATCAATGCCGGCCCCGATCAGAACCGCGAGATCGGCTGATGAATATGTAGTCGCCTGGCTCGATCCGGGAGATCCCGATTTCTGGCTGCCAACAACGCTATAGATCTGTTTGTTCAAGCTGGATTGCTCGGGAGAGAGGTTCGCCAAGCGACCGGCAGCGAAGCCCTGCGGTGACACCAAACGAACCACGTTGTTGACCAGATCCGACCACCATAACCAATCGCCAAACATGAGTTTCGCCGAGTAGCTATCGAGACCCACCTGAGCCTTAATACTGACCGCGTTCTGGATAGTATCGCCAGGTGGACCCGTTAGTATCATATAGACGCCTTCTTGCAATCCGAATGCGGACTGTGTCGTCCATTGAGTTGGGTCATCTGCGTCGGCCAGAAGGGCGATGCCGCAACCCTGACCTTGCAGTGCATACATCCCGGACTTAGGCGATACATTCGAGCCCACCAGTTGACTCCCAGTGACGCCCGTTGCTCCATCAGACCCCGGTGTTCCAGCCCCGAGCGTGATGCCGAAGCCAGAAGGGGCGACTGTCGCCCCACCGCTACTGGCGGCTACGAGTTGAGACGGACCACGCTGTGGACCCTGCCCTATGTTGACCGCCGCAGCCAGCGCGATCCAGAAATCCGCTCCTGTCCCACCAATGTTGCTGTATATTTCAGGCTGCAGGCCGGGCATCACCACAGTTAGGCACCAAGTATTCGTTTGTGAGGCGGGGCGCAATGCCAACACCACGTCGTTCCCCAACGAACCTGAATATAATGCCGTGAAGGAAAATGTCGTGTTGGGCACCATCGACTGCGCCGCTGTATCGGTACCGTCGGTCACGCGGACGCATCTGAAGTTCTGGGCCCCTTGCTGGACGGCGGTTGCGACCTGAGTTCCCATGTCATATTGGCGCGCAATGACCGAGCCGAAACTGCTCGCGAAATCGCTCATGGTCGCGACGATTACCGGCTGACTGACAGGTCCCCACGAGGCGGTACCCACAACACCAAGAACATTCGTTGGTACCCCATTCAAGATCAGATTTTGTGGCGGCACGATCTGTACGTAGAGATCCGGCACTACCAAAGCTGTCGTATTGAGGCTGCCCTGCTGAAAGATCGGCATAGGCGTCAATCCTTTGTTGTGGAGCTAGCAAGAACCCGTACAACCGAGTGGGCCCAATCGCTGCTAAGAATTCTCGCTATATGTTCCGGGTCACTGACGCTCTCCCCTCGGGCCAAGCTATTAAACGGTTTGACAACTATCAATATGAATTTCATGAAGTCCCCGAATTTATGCCGTGAGACTGGCGGCGTTCAGCAGCAGGTCCCCGAACAACATCGCAGGCGGTGAAGTGAAGATGATGGTTGGATACTCAACCTGATAAAGTAGGTCACGGCGATAGAGCAATGCATCCTGAGATTGGTCGAACACTGTCGTGCCGGTGTAAGTCAGCTTACCCTTCGAGCCGTCGGCGAGAGTGACGAACGTCAACTGTGCAAGTGCGGCATCGATGGAAATTGCTGTTGCGTCGCGAGACGCGGGTGTCGGGCACCAACATGTAACACGGAAGTCCTGCTCTTGGCGCCTAATTTCTTGCTGAGCCGACCCGTCTGCGACCACTCGGGCGATTAAGCCACTCGCCCCAGGTATGCTGAGTGTGGGCCCTGAGACTTGGATAATTACAGTTGCACGAGCCAAGGCTGCCAAATTTGCAGCGACCAAGGCTGGATCGTCGCCAACCTGTGTGCGGTAGGCGTAACTTTGGCCGCTTCGACCGTTAACTAGAATTCCTGCCAACTGGCCGGGCCCGCCGGATCCGCCGAACGTCGCCGACGTTCCTGACACTGATACGGTCAGTGACGGTGCGGAAGGGGTGCCGGATTGCCTTTGGGTGTACCGTGTTGTGGTGCGTGCATGACCGGGAACCGGAAAGACCGTTACGTTAACTCGTCCCGCTGAGAGGTCTGCGTTCAGTGCGGCCGAGTTCGGCCAGCCGCGATAAATACGGCAGTCCGGTCCCGGAACACTTGACGATGTCGTTCCGTTAGGATAAAGAGCGGCCGAGGAAAGTGCAACCAGTGCGGTTTCTACATCAGACTCGTCTGCCATCACGTTGCAGCCTGCTTTACGAGGACTCGCCAGCCCAGATTCGTCAACTCCGCTGATGAGACAACGGCGTTACGGCCAAGATCGTCAGTCATCAGGTCGGAGAACTGAAGAACTATCTCGGTAACAGCCGGTAGCAGCACCGTCCAGCGGGACACCGACGAGTCGCCGGGAAGATCGGCAGATGGAATTCCGGCGGGCGAGGCGGCTCGGACGCTGGCGGGCCAGTTGGTTAGGAGAGGTGTATTGGTCGCGACAGTCACCCCTCCATATGTATTCACACCGCTGGCCGTCGGGGCTGCCGGTCGGGTGAAAGATACGATGCGGTCGGTGTGCACGCAGAGGATTGGCATCAGGGCCTGCTGGGAAGCGATAAACCAGGTACCACCACGCTGGACCAAATAATCTCCAATTCTGGTGTAGGCGGAATCAAATATGCCATTCCATAGAGGATGATCGTAGGTGTTCGCCCGCTCGAATCCCCCAAGAACATTACAAAACGCAGCGTGCAGGCGGAGGAAACGATGTGTGGGCAGTAATGGGTCAGACACGCCCGAAGGTCGATACGCGTCCGTGGTAGTCCCGATGGATCGAGCGGCTATATTTAGCCCCCAACTGATCCGATCCTGGATACGGGTCTCATCCATTTACACCACCAGGGTAATGCCACTGTCGGTCAGGGCTGGCCCGCGAGGAATTCCAAAAAAGCCGCACAACCGGCGACACCAGCCGTCAAACAGGCGCTCCCGATCGCGCACTTCGTCAGAATTGCGCATCCACACACCAGCTTGGTCGGTGTCCAGGTTTTCTCCAGAACGTGGTACCGCCGCTTCCAAGCCGTGCAATGTGACAAGATACCGTCGAACTATCCCGGTTTCAGATTGTGATAGATTGTTCATGCGAAATTCCAACAGGCCATAGACCTGAAAGAATCGCCACGACTCCGAACCAGTGGGTGCGGCACCATATGCTGGGTAGCCACAATATCGACGAATGTCGGTTTTTTCGGCGTCAGTAAAGGGAGTCACAGAAATGACCCGTCACCACGTGTAAGAAGAACCATTCCACTGCCGGACGACAACATGACAGCTGCATAAGTAATGAGACTGTTAATGGCAAGCACAACATGTGTATTAGATAGTACCGGCATATCCGCGATTGATGCTGAAACCGACGAATCAGCGCCGAACCGGACGTATGCGATTGACGCAGACGTGTTGGTTACCACGATGGAGTCGCCCCCTCCCGTTAATTGCATGCTGGTTGATGCAGTACCTGCACTGACGGACACAGTTCCGGTCGGACGAAATGGAGTTACGGATCCTACGGGCATGTTTTGATAAGGTCCCTGCCGCTTAGCCGATATGCTCGACCATTACTGCTCGCTTAAAGGATGCATTGGTGGAAGTCGGAATTGTTGTTGGGTTGGTGGTGGTGTCGGAGGGTGCGCAGTAGCCGCCCATCCAATACCACGACTGAGCAATAATCTGCTGCAGACGATCAATCGGTTCGCGGGTGACCATGGCGATGCCGTCCACCATAGTGACGATTGAGTCGGTGGGTTTGACATCCTCGGCCGCCATGCCAGCAAAAGCGCCTTCAATCAACGCCCCCTGGCCACAAATGATTGGACGCCGGATCAAAAGACCCGCAAGCGTAGGATGCGGCTGAACAAATGCCTCCGTCGTCGGCATGAAACGCAAACCCAGAAAGTCGTTTGTCATACCTTTGCGGAAGACCTGATTTGCGGAGGTGGCTCCTTGAAACAATTGCTTAAAGTCAGGGTCCGCGAAAAGTTGTCGTGCAGAAACGGGATCCAGATAACAATTATAGGCTCCATCGATTTCCGGCACGGCATTGAGGCGCAATTTGGCTACCGAATCGAGCAGATTTGACATAGCCAACGTATCACCTGCGAGCAAAGCTGACGTATTAGATCGCCACGATGGGCGCATTATTACTGACGCATTGGCGGCCATGACCGAACTACCTACTGTGCCATCGCTCACGGTCACATTCCCAGAGAATGTCAACACCCCGGAAACACCATTCGGTGCTGTCGAGAGGTTTGTGGCATCGGCTGCCGCGGAAACCAAAGTATATGCGTCCGAACCAATGGTTATGGTGAGCGGATTTGAACCGCTAACCGCCTGCTGAACGCCGTTTACGAACGCCGTTTGGAAACCGCGGATGTCGTCTACCGAGACTACCGTGCCAGAACTGGAAAGCGTAACTCGTACACGCGTGTTGCCGCCAAAGTAAGCATTGAACAGTGCGTTGCGTGCCAACTCGTCCAAGCTGCGGGCCGCCTGCTCGCCGTTTACATAAGCATTCTGTAGGAATTGCGAGGCAATACCGACGCGATCTGTGATTATATTGAGATCAGTCGTCGCCGCATAGTGGTTTATCGTTATGGTATACTGTTCAACACCCCAGCTATTTGGAGTCAGGCCATTATCAAAATTCGTATTTGTGCTTGGCGCCAGTGGCGTCGTGACGGTTGGCTTCAATCCGGCCCGCGTCTTTGTGAGCGTCTCACCGATACCAACTGCTATTTCCTGACGGTCCGCGCAGGCACGGTAACCGAGGCGGGACCGAAGCGCCTGCATAAACTCACGCTCGAGAAAGCCCTGCTGTATGATCGGTTGCAGGGCTGCTGGGAAGTTTTGAATACCCATGCGGAGACATTCCTCAATAGAATGGTGAAAGAACTCAGAGAACCATATGGTTGTAGGTTGGTCGTGGGGTCATCCCCTGTATTTCACGATCGCTTCGCGTGCAGTACGATACTCAGCGTCGGTCATCTCGGTTGCAAGCTTTTGTCGTGGCGCTTGAACGGGCGGTGGCGTTGCGCTGCTAGAGAATGACGACCCACCGAACAACCATGGCTTAATTTTCTTAATCCGCGCCATTATCACCGGCGCACCATCTATCTCGCCTTCTGCCCCCAATTTGACTTCGCTGAGATCGATGAGTTTAAGGCCGTCGAGATCGACCATACCCGCTCGTATGGCCTCAGCCTTGAGTTCGGAACGGATAAGCCTGCCTTCGCTACGTTGTTCTACCTCGGCGAGGCGGCGTTCCAGGGTCTCAGCGCGAAGCCTGAGTTCATCGATGAGGTCTTGTGACGTGTTGGTCACCGGAACGTTATCTGGCATCAATCCTTCTCATCCGCTTTGTTATCTGTGGTAATCCGGGTCAATTCCGCGGGTATGTCTTCGATATCGTAGGTATCTGCGATCGACTTAACCGCGGTCTCTCGGCTGATTTGGCCTGCAGCCGCCAGGGTCGACAGCGTCAAAGCGTCTTTCTGACGGTCATCGGATGTGGGAGCATACCATCGTGGCCATTTCAGCGAGAGCCGAGCGGTAGCGTCGAGATCTGATATCTGTACCCCCATGACACTGAGTCGATAATGCTGCGTGGTCTGAAGAAACATTTTTGCCAATTGCAGTAAAGCGCCTTCACCATAGCTTATTCGCAAATTGTCAGCTAGCCAGATGAGTCCTTGGTTCAACAGCTCCAGCGCTCGACCAGACTGAGCGGCCGTTAAGCGATCAGCGCTGGCTCGGTTTCCGTGAACGCTTTCTAACGCCATTTCCCTTAGCACACGGACATATTCGATTACAGCCGCGGATGCAGTCCCACCTATCTCAAGTAATTTTGCGTCTCCTTTCTCACTAACAACCAGGGCGTTGCCGGCACCCTTGATGATCTCTGAGTCGGTTGTCACAGGTTCTTTAATTAAGAGAGTGGGGTCGCTGCTGTATTTGAGCCCGCGGCCAGCCTGACTGAGCTGATAGTCGATCTCAATCTGATTCTCGATAGCCGCCCGAAACGTGCAGGCACCTTCGTTAGGATCTCCGCTTGCCGACGCGCCAGGTAGATTGCGGATCCACACGAGAGGGACGAAACCAAGTCCATGAAAGACACTCCGAGTGTGATCGACTTTTGGTTCTATCATCTCTCCGACTGGCCTGGGCACAAACCAAGTCTCAGTTTCTAGATCCCAGCGACGCATAAACCAGTAATCGCCATCGGGTTCGGCGACGTCGTACCCACTGGCAACCAATGTCTGGCCAGAGACCTTATATTTCTCAGTCACCTGGGTAAGCATGTCGGGCGCTTCGGCATCCCAGATTGGTGTAAGATAGGAAGTGTCGATCACATTTAAAAACACGCGGCTACGAAGGACTCGCAGTAAGATCGCCACAGACCCGACCGACCCGCGGATCGCGGCGTCTATCATGACCTGATTAAGCTTGGTCTCCTTGACTATGCCAGCGAGAAAATCGGCGATGGAGCGATCTAGACAGTCAATTGTCGGAAAGTGCCCTTCGCTGAACAGTAATGAAACACTGTCTTCGACCACGACACGACACAGCGCATATCGGATGCTAGGACGGCGGTTGCGCAACGGGACATATTCTCCGTTGCTGGAGCGTTCTTGATGGAATTGATATGGTAAAACGTCGTATAGCGTGCCATTAAGCACCCGGCGGAGGATATCAAGTGACCGAGTTCGTGGCGCATAGTCGGAGTCACGCGGAATGAAGTCGCAAATCGTTTCAAACATCTCGTCCCTTTGGCGGCCTAAGCCGCGAACAATGCATGTGTTCTCGGGCTAGCGCGCAAGATGGAGTGTGTTGAGACGTCGCGTGGTCACATGGGACCGAGTCAAGAATTCAAACCCTCGCGTAAGTGCGTCAACTTGGTCGTCCTTGCGTCCATCGGGAAAATCCCGCAGTTCATCCAGAAAAACGTGGTTCCACCTTCCCTGGGAAATCGCAACATTTCGTGCCTCTACTTGGGAAGCCACCGGCATCGCGCGGGTCATTTTGGATCCGGTCTCGCGCGACGATGTTGTGTGATACCCGATCAGTTGGCCCGTCAGAAAGGCAATTTGAGCCTTCCCGGCTTGGCCGGGGTCTTCGGGCAGGCTAACAGGAATCGCGAGACCGTCACGGTGAGCCGTGTCGATAATCGTTGTAACGACCTCGTTCGGGCTTCCGCGCATTCGGACAATGTCCAAAATAACGAGCCGCCCCGTTGGGGCCGCAAATAGCTTTAATCCCACTGTCCAGTCTGGATCACTACCACCTGTGGGCGCGGTTGCAGCTAGATCCCATGCCCGGACGACTCGTCCCCCCGCCATAGCAGGCTCCTCGCTCAGGACATCAATGCGATCACACCGGAACAGCCCACCATCGACCGTACCGGGGGATTGCTGGAACATTGAACGCCATACTCGTTCTCCCACTGATGTACGGCGCTCGAAGAGACCAGACAGGCCCTCCCACTCCGGCCATATCGGGGCACCGAGACGGCGACCGACTGGGTCGTTTGCCTCCGCCAATCCCGCGAGTTTTAGGACGCGCCACTCCGCGTGATCAGGGGTCTGAATGCGTGAGCTGATATCATCCTCATGCCATCGTGTCATTATCAACACGACGCGACCGCCTGGTTTGAGCCGGGTGAGTAGTTCCGATTGAAACCATGTCCATAGTTTGTCACGCAACCGCCCGTTTGTGACGTCGGCTTGCGATTTGATCGGGTCGTCAATTATAGCTAAATCGGCTCGGCGGCCGGTGATAGGGCCTCGAACGCCAGCGACAAAATACTCGCCACGATGGGTCGTGCGCCATCGCCCCGCGGCACGACTATCCTTTACGAGCCCGTATCCAAGGCGCACGCGATTATCTGCTATCAGGTTACGAACCTGGCGACCAAAGTGTTCGCTTAACCCTGCCGTATGTGAGACGACAATCACTGAACTCGAAGGATGCTGGGTGAACCACCATGCTGGAAAAAGGATCGAGCCATAAGTTGACTTCGCCGATCCTGGTGGCATCAGGATAATGAGGCGAGTGTTCTCGCCTGTGCTGATTGCTTCCAGTTCACGAAGCAGCAGGTGGTGATGCGCTGCTGGTTCTTGATCTAGCTCGTTGAGAGCGAACTTGGTCCATTCTGCCAGGCTAACGCGAACTGCATCGCGAAATGGGGTTTCATTTGCCGGATAAATTCGACCGACTGGAAAGCTCGACAT